TTCTATCAAATATTCGTGTGATAATTGAGCAAATTTTCTTCTTTCATCAGTATCTAAAAATATATAATCAACATAAAGTTGTGGATTTTTTAATTCTAAATCATTACTAGTAAAATTACTATTATCAGTTGTTTGATCTACAGAAAAATTGTAATTATTAGTATCACACATTTCATGTTTAGAAGCAAATTCAATATTAATTTTAACTTCATGATATTGTAAAGCAATTAATGGTAATGCTAAACCTACATTTCTACAAAACCAAAATTCTAATGGTACACATATATCTTTGGATTTTTCTTTTTCTAAAATAATAGAACGATTACTTAAATTACCACCAACCATTGCATTATAACCATCTCTTTTACCAATAGGTAATGATAATTCATTCCATATATACATCCATTCAGAATAATGTTTATCTATTCTTTGACCACCAATTTCTAATTCAACATTTTTTAATAATCTAATTCCATAAAATGGTACAAGTGCAAGACCAGTAGTATTATTTGTATTTTCTAAAGTACCTCTAAAATAAACACGATTAATTAAATCACCATTTCTTGTAATTAGAACAGATACACGAGAACCAATAACAGGATTACCATTAAAACTTTGTTCAATTGATTCCATTGCAAAATTAGTATGTCTGCGATAAACAATTTTGAAAAAAGTTATTTGAGGATTACCAGTTAAATATACATCTTGAGCACCATATGCAACTAATTGTAATAAACCTCCTCCCATTATTTTTCAAATTTAAATATACTATTAATAATTAAGATAAAAAAATAAGTTTAATTACTGTATGCAATTCCACCCATACCTGATAATATTCTTAATACATTATAATTTGTAGCATATATTGAAGTACTATATCCAGTACTACTACTTAAATTTGAATATTTTAAATCTAATGTTGCTGTATCAATTCTAGACATATTTAAAGTTCCCGATGGTTGATGTTCTTCTGGTTTTAATGCGAATGAATATACATTTATACCAACATTATTTGGTATATTTTCATGATGTTGATATGTTTGTATTAAATTAAAATATGTACCATCTCTAGATGAAAATCTATCATTTCCATTTAAAGATAATTTTCCTGAAGATATAGGATTTTTATATCCAGAATTAGGTCCTAATACATTTATAATTTCGTCATATGTATCTATTGGGTGTTCACTGTTTGTTTTTTTAAATAATGTATTTGTATCTGATGATTCATTAGTATAATTAAACCAATTTAGATTAGTAGAAGTATTATTAGATACAGTCCATATTAATTCTTTAACGGGATGATTAAAATTTAATTTAATTTTTGAAACAGCAGATTCTTTACCAGTATATTGTAATTGTTCTATTAAATATTCATGAGAAGATTGAGCGAATTTTCTTCTTTCATCAGTATCTAAATAAACATAATCTACCCATAGTGATGCATCAAAATTACCTGATATTTGTTCATTTGTTCGATCACTTTGTTTTACACCTAAATTAGTATCAGATTCAAATTGTATATTTATTTTAACTTCATGATATTGTAATCCAATTAATGGTAAAGATAATCCTATATTACGACAAAACCAAAATTCAAATGGTATATGTAAATATTTATTAGATAAATCTCCACCTGAACCACCAACCATTTCAAAATAACCATCTTTTTTTCCATATGGTAAAGATAATTCATTCCATATATACATCCATTCAGAATAATGTTTATCTATTTTTTGACCACCAATCTCAACTTCTGCATTTTTAATTAAACGTAATCCAAAATATGGACAAGCATTAGTAATATTATTACATTTAACTACTAAATAAGCACGATTAATTAAATCACCATTTCTTGAAATAGTTGATGTTACACGAGAACCAAAACCTACATTTCCATTAAAAGTTTGTTGTATAGATTCTAAAGCGAAATTTGTATGTCTTCTATATACAACTTTAAAAAAAGTTATTTGAGGATTACCAGTTAAATAAACATCTTGTGCACCATATGCTACTAATTGAAGAAGACCACCTCCCATATTATAATTACTAATTATAATTAAGAAAAAAAATATAGTATATTTAATTTGAATAAGCAATACCACCCATACCAGATAATATGCGTAATACGTTGTAATTTACAGCATATATTGATACTTGTGATACTTTTGGTGATTCAAAAGTTGTTGCATCAGTACGGGCAGTAGTATTATCTGATTTAACACCAACAACTTCATCTTCATAAGTTAAATCTAAAGTAGCTGTATCAATTCTAGACATATTTAAAGTTCCAGATGGTTGATGTTCTTCAGGTTTTAATGCAAATGAATATACATTGATGCCTTTATTTGAAGGAACATTTTCATGATGTTGATAAGGTTGTACTAAGTTAAAATATTTACCATCACGTTGAGCAAAACGATCATTGCCATTTAATGTTAATTTAGCAGTTTTAGATAAATTTTTAGCAGCAGCATCACTTACATTAGTAATAACATCAGCAGCATTAGTTTCGGCAACTAGAGCATCACTACCATCAAGTGTATTTGTAGATTTTGAAGTATAATTAATCCAAGCTTTACTATAATTTCTATTATGGCATACCCAAACTAATTCTTTAACAGGATGATTAAAATTTAATTTAATTTTAGAACTAGCAGATTCTTTGCCAGTAAATTGTAATTGTTCAATTAAATATTCGTGTGAAGATTGAGCGAATTTTCTTCTTTCATCAGTATCTAAATAAACATAATCAACCCATAATTCAGCAGATAACATAGCATTAGTTTCTGCTGCTTCCATATTACTTTGTGCTTCAAATTGAATATTAATTTTAACTTCATGATATTGAAGACCAATTAAAGGTAAAGCTAAACCAACATTGCGGCAGAACCAAAATTCAAGAGGTACATAATATTTTGTATTAGCAGTCATACCCGAACCACCAACCATTTTATCATAACCATCTCTTTTACCTTTAGGTAAAGATAATTCATTCCATATGTACATCCATTCACCATAATGTTTATCTATTTTTTGACCACCAATTTCTAATTCACATTCTCTGATTACTTTTAATCCAGCATATGGTACATCACAAGTTTGTGTTGATGATAAAACTAAATATGCACGATTTATTAAATCACCATTTCTTGAAATTGTAGCAGTTACACGATTACCAAAATTAACTGAACCATTGAAAGTTTGTTGTATAGATTCTAAAGCGAAATTAGTATGTCTTCTATAAACAACTTTAAAAAAGGTAATTTGAGGATTACCTGTTAAATAAACATCTTGAGCACCATAAGCAACTAATTGTAATAAACCACCACCCATAATTAATTAATTATTTCTAATAATATAAAAGAAAAAAAATATAATATAATTTAACTTAATTAGAATAAGCAATACCACCCATACCAGATAATATGCGTAATACGTTATAATTTACAGCATATATTGATACACCAGTTGGTTTATCAGTAGCATCTGTATCTTCATAAGTTAAATCTAAAGTAGCAGTATCAATTCTTGACATATTTAGAGTTCCTGATGGTTGATGTTCTTCTGGTTTTAATGCAAATGAATAAACATTAATACCTCTATTTGAAGGTACATTTTCGTGATGTTGGAATGGTTGTACTAAATTAAAATAGTCACCATCACGTTGAGCAAAACGATCATTACCATTTAATGTTAATTTAGCAGTTTTAACTTGATTATCTGTTGTTAGATTTGCTGTTACGGTTGCTTTTTTACCATAATGATTCCATTTTTGTGCTCCAGTTACATCTGGGTGTGCTACCCAAACTAATTCTTTAACAGGATGATTAAAATTTAATTTGATTTTAGAATCAGCAGATTCTCTGCCAGTAAATTGTAATTGTTCAATTAAATATTCGTGTGAAGATTGAGCGAATTTTCTTCTTTCATCAGTATCTAAATAAACATAATCAACCCATAATTCGGCTCCGAATTTATCAGTGATCTCTAGACCTAAATTAGTAGCAGATTCAAATTGAAGATTAACTTTAACTTCATGATATTGAAGACCTATTAAAGGTAAAGCTAAACCAACATTACGGCAGAACCAAAATTCAAGAGGTACATATAATCTATTATTACCAGCAGCAACGCCAGTAGCACCAACCATAGTATTATAACCAGCTTGTTTACCTACAGGTAAAGATAATTCATTCCAGATGTACATCCATTCACCATAATGTTTATCTATTTTTTGACCACCAATTTCTAATTCAGCATATTGTATGGCTCTTAATCCTAAATATGGAACTGCGCTTGCAGCATCAGCAGTAATATCAAGTACTAAATAAGCACGATTTATTAAATCACCATTTCTTGAAATAGTGGCAGTTACACGATTGCCATAACCAACTGAACCATTGAAAGTTTGTTGTATAGATTCTAAAGCGAAATTAGTGTGTCTTCTATAAACAACTTTAAAAAAGGTAATTTGAGGATTACCAGTTAAATAAACATCTTGAGCACCATAAGCAACTAATTGTAATAAACCACCACCCATTAATTATTAATAGATTTCTATTAATATATAAGAAAAAAAATTTTTAATAAAACGCAATAATTAATTAGAATAAGCTAAACCTCCCATTCCCGATAAAATTCTTAATACATTATAATTTACAGCATATACAGCGATATTAGCATTTTTTCTATTAGTATCAGTAATATTAGAAGCCAATACAGTACTATCAATTCTAGACATATTTAATGTTCCAGAAGGTTGATGTTCTTCAGGTTTAATAGCGAATGAATAAACATTTATACCTCTATTTTTAGGTACATTTGTATGATGTTGATATGGTTGAACAATATCAAAGTAAGAACCATCTCTAGGAGCAACTCTATCATTACCATTTAATTTTATATGTGCATCAATAAAAGGATTTTTTTTATCACTGGTTGTAAAATTATTCCAATTATAAAAAGAATTAGTATTTTCATTAGTAGAATCTTCATTTTTTAATTTAGAAACCCATACTAATTCTTTAGAAGGATGATTAAAATTTAATCTTAATTGAGTATTATAAACTTCATCACCGGTAAATTGTAATTGTTCAATTAAATATTCGTGTGATAATTGTGCGAATTTTCTTCTTTCATCAGTATCTAAATAAATATAATCAACCCAAATATCAGCTTTAAATTGTGGTAAAGAAGATATTGAATTTTCAAAAATTGCATTAGTAAATTTAGAACCACATTCTTTAGAAGTTGCAAAATTAATTTTAAGTTTAACTTCGTGATATTGAAGAGCAATTAAAGGTAATGCTAAACCAATATTGCGACAGAACCAAAATTCAAGAGGAACAAATAATTTAGTAGAACTAGAAGTAGAAACAATAGATAATTCTAGACCATCAGCACCAACCATTTTATCATAACCGTATCTTTTACCTTTAGGTAAAGAAAGTTCATTCCATATATACATCCATTCAGAGTAATGTTTATCAACTTGTTGTCCACCAATTTCAATATTAACATTTTTAAGTAATCTTAAACCTAAATAATTATTATAAATATCACCAGTAGAAGTAGAAGAATCATAATCTAATCCTTTAATATCAAATTCAACATAAACTCTATTAATTAAATCACCATTTCTAGATATATTACAATTTATAGTATTACCATAACCAACAGTACCATTAATGGTCTGCATAATAGATTCAATAGAGAAATTAGTGTGTCTTCTATAAACAACTTTAAAGAAAGTAATTTGAGGATTACCAGTTAAATAAACATCTTGAGCACCATAAGCAACTAACTGTAATAAACCACCACCCATAAATCAAAAGGTTTTACTATAAATAATAAAAGAAAAAAACAATACTTAAAAGAATTCATTAAATATAAATACATAGATAAGAATGTTTAAGGATAAAACATCTAAAAAAAGAATAAACAATGATAAATATAAAGATAATTGTACACTAGATACGATGCATCATAATATAATAGATAAATTTAAAGAGAAGACGAAAGATTATAATAATTATGTAGAATATTTATCAAAATTAAATATTGAGAAAGAAAGTATAATGTCAAATATAGTAGAATTATCAAAAGAAAAAGTGAATATACAAAGCGATGAATATGATAATTTATGGAATTCAAATATAAAAATAAAAGAAGAGATATATAAAATAAATAAAAATATAGAGGAAATAAGAAATAATAATGAGATAGAATATTATACAAATACGAGTGAGATATTATTTAATTACTATAATATGTTAGAGGATGAATCAAATAGAAATAATAATAATAATAAAAATAAGAAGACAGTATTAGATGCATTAAATAATAAAAAAGAGAATAAAATAAATACAGATAAAACAAATTTAGTAGATGAATATTTATCACTAACAAATAAACAATATGTAAAGAAAGTGAATAAAGAGAATATAGAGATATGTAAGGAATGTGATAATCAACTTACGTGTTTACAACATGAAGCGATAATGATATGTAATAAATGTGGATATCAAGAATTATTATTAGTGGAACAAAATAGACCAATATTAAAACAAAATACAAAAGATACATCACATTTTAGTTATAAAAGAATAAATCATTTTAGAGAATGGTGTAATCAAGTACAAGGAAAAGAGAGTACAGATATACCAGATGAGATATTTGAGAGTATATTAAATGAAATAAAGAAGGAGAAGATAACAGATACGACAACAATAACATATACAAAAATGAGAGAGATATTAAAAAGATTAAGAATAAATAAATATTATGAACATATAAATTATATATTAAATAGAATAAATGGAATACCAACACCACAATTTTCATCAGAATTAGAAGATAAATTATGTTTAATGTTTAGAGATATACAGGGACCATTTTTAAAACATTGTCCGAAAGATAGAAAGAATTTTTTATCATATAGTTATGTATTATATAAATTTTTTCAAATATTAGGTTTAAATCAATATCTTAAATACTTTCCATTATTAAAAAGTAGAGAAAAATTATATCTACAAGATCAGATCTGGAAAAAGATATGTGAAGAATTGGGATATCCAATTATACCTTCTTTATAAATTTTTCTTTTTGAGTTTTTAAAACTTTTCTTAAATCAGTTTTAACATTTTTATAATATTTATTAGACATAATTAAATAAGTTGACTCTATAACTTTATTTAATTTTTTCATATTTAATTTAGAATTACCACCAGAAATTTTACTACCAAAAGAAGAAGGAGAGAATTCAGGTAATTCAATATCTTTCATATCATAACCAGATATAGAGAAATTAAGAGTATCACTAACAGTATGATAAGATGGTTCTATTCTAGAATTAAGAACAGATAAACAAGAACCATCATTACTACCGGGAAGACAAGTATTGCCCCCAATTTTTTTCATTATATTCTAAAATATATAAACAATTAAATTATATTAAAATAATAAGATGTATTCATTTGATTATTTAAAAAGAATATATGAAAAAATAAAAGAAAATGATATTGAATATTTTAAGAATATATATTATAAAAATCTAAATAAAAATTTAAAAAATATAATAATATATGAAGATTTAAATGAAAATAATATTTTATTTGAATCAATAATTATAAATAATATTGATAACAAAATAGAAAAAAAAATAAAAAATATATATATAATATGTCCATTAATATTTATAATATCATTTATTTTATCATTTAAACAATTTATTAATATGATTTAATTAGAGATACTAAAAAATAAATGAGTTATACATCAAGGGTAAATTTTGATGGAACAACAGATGAAAATTTTAGTGAATTAAATTATATATCATTAGATATAAAAAATTCAATAATAATAGGTGAAAATGCTGGACAAAATTTTTTAACAAGTGCTTCAACATTAGATTCATTTAATGTTATAATTGGTCAAAATACAGCACAAAATTCATTTGATATTTGAAATTCTGTAATAATAGGTGATAATGCTGCAAAAAATTTTAATAATGGAAAAAATAATATAATAATAGGAACAGATTATAATGATACAATAAATAATGTAAATAATTTAATATCAATAGGAAATAGTAATATAATATTATCATCATCAGAAGTATTAAATTTAAATACAATAGGAAATTCAAATATATTAAAAATAAATGAAAATAATCAAGTTTTAAATAATAATATAGTAGGAAATAGTAATTATATAGATAATCTAAATAATTCAATAATAATAGGAAATAATAATAATATATATAATACAAATATAGAAAATAATTATTTATATATTGGAAATAATTTAAAATATAAAGAAAATAATATATTAAATATATATGATTTAATTTATTATAATATAAATAATAATTTTACAAAAAATAATGAATTATATAATTATTCTAATATAGTAATATCAAATAATAATAATAATAAAATAAGTATAGGATTTAGTGATAGTAATAAAATTAAAAATATAATAGAAAATGAAAGAAATAATATATATATAAATAAAAAAAAAATAAAAGATTTTATAATAAATTTAGTAGAAAATGAATTTGAATATAATATATTATTAGAATTATCAAATGATATTTTTTATCAAACTATAATTAATAATGAAATTCAAACAACATTTAAAATATTATCAGTTCAAAATATATATGATAATATTGATGATAGATTTATACCAAATAATGAAACAGATATACCAATAAATTATTTATATACAACAGATATAAATGAAGATTATTATAATCAAAATGAATTATTTATTGAAGAAATATTAAATGAAAGAATAATAAATGATATTAATCATACATTATATATTGATAATGGTATTAATACTAATTATATATCAATTATAAATAGTAATAATAATTTAATATCATTATATTCATCCGAAAATTTAAGTTCAAATATATCATATATATTACCTAATAATGATTATAATTTAGAAAATAATGAAAAATATGTTTTATCAATAAAAGAAAATAATGAATTATATTGGTTATTAAGTACAGAAATAGAAGCAAATAGTGAAATAAATAATATATCAAATTATTTAAATTTAGTAGAAACAAAAACATCAAATATAAAAAATTTTAATGATGAAGATGGAAGTATATTAATTGATACAAATTTAATAGTAAATGGTAGTTTAAATGTAAATTCAATAAATATAGTTAATACACCTTTTATAACAAAAGATGATATTATAAATAATTATGATTTACAAGGTCCAGTAGGTCCAAGAGGTCTTAAAGGAGATAAAGGTGATGATGGTAATAAAGGTGATAAAGGAAATAAAGGTGATAGAGGTTTGGGATTTACAGGTGGAATATATGATAGTAATTATGGTATAATTAAATTTATAAGTAATGATGGTATAGGTTTTGAAACATTAGATATAAGAGGTGAAAAAGGTGAAGGTTATACAGGAGGTTATTATAATTATGAAAGTAATACAATTACTTTTATTGGTACAAATGATAGTTTAAATTTTACAACAGGTAATTTAAAAGGTGAAAAAGGTGAAAGTATTGGTGAACTAGTATTTTATAATAGTAATAATGAATTATTAGGAAAAATTGGTGATAATTCAATTGATTCAATTGATATATTTTTACCAGATGGACCTCGTGGTATTCAAGGTCCTATTGGTTTTACAGGTATGAGAGGAGAAAAGGGAGATAAAGGTGATAAAGGTGATAAGGGTGATAAAGGTGATAAAGGTGCAGAAGGTCAAAGAGGTCAAATAGGTCCTCCAGGACCACATGGTGGACCAGTAGGACCTATAGGTGAAAAGGGTGATAAGGGTGATAAAGGAGATAAAGGAGATAAAGGAGATAAAGGTGATAAAGGTGATAATTTATCTGTAAATAATGCTGGTGAAAATATTATTATAAATAATAATCTAGAAGGTATATTAAAAATTAATGCAAATTTAGATTATAATAATATAATAAATAAACCAAATATAGTATCATTAATAAATACATCATTACCAATAAATAGTTTATTATATAATAATGGTGTAAATTGGATACCATTAACTTTAGATATAAATAGTTTTGAAATAGTTAATAATGAATTAAAAGTAAAAAATAATAATTATTATAAAATAACACATATATCACCAGCATATTATAGTGGAACATTGAATACAGAATATACAATATTTGGTGATAATTTTAATTCAACAATAAATGTTAAATTTGTAAATAATTTAGGTCAAGAAATAACATGTCCAGTAATATATATTGATAATATAATAAAAATAAGAGTATTATCACCAAATATAGATATAAATAATGGTCCATTTAAAATTAAATTAATAGATAGTACAAATATAAATAATTCAATATTATCAGAACAAAATATAGAAATTGATACAGGACCACCAACATGGATAACACAAGGAGATTCTTATCAACATATATATAA